AAGCAGGGCGCACCTTGGTTGCGTCAGATGCTCGCTAACCCAGTCTGATCATGAACTTCTTACAGCTCGCGCAGCGTTTGAGTGTTGAGTGTGGTGTGTCGGGCACTGGCCCGTCATCCACCGTTGCTCAAACAGGCATGAACGGCAAGCTCGTCAATTGGATCCAGAGCGCTTGGCTCGAGATCCAAGGCTTGCAGGATCAATGGGGCTGGATGCGCGATCCGTTTGCGTTCAACACGGTTGCAAGCACAGGTGACTACCTGCCCGCTTCGACTACCAACACACTGACCGGCAACGTGCTCAGTGATTTGCGCTTCTGGCACAAGGACACATTCCGCTGCCAGAAGGTCAGCATTGGTGTGCAAGACGAGCAGTGGCTCGTCGAGTGGGAATACCAAGTATTCCGCAACACCTACCGATTCAACCTGCAAACCAACGGCCGACCCGTCGTGTTTGCGATCAAGCCCAACGGCAAGGCCGTGATGCTTGGCCAGATTCCTGATGACATCTACCAGATCAGCGGTGAATACCAGTACAAGCCACGCTCGCTGAGTGGCGACGCTGCCGAGCCAGAGATGCCAAACGATGCGCTGCACATGGTCATCGTCTACAAGGCCATGCAGTTCTACGGCTTCTACGAAGCAGCGCCCGAAGTGCTTGAGCGCGGCAACATCGAATACACCCGCCTCATGAGCCAGCTCGAGCGCGAGCAGCTCCCCGAAATCCATCTGGGCAACCCGCTCGCGTAAGGTAGGCTGATGGGTAAATTTCCACCAGTGAACTACGACCTGATCCGCCTCTCTGGCGGACTGGATCAAGTCACTCCAACGCTGTCGCTGCGCCCCGGCACGATGCGCCGTGCTGCCAACTTCGAGTGCTCGATCACTGGTGGCTACACACGCATCGCAGGTTACGAGCGATTCGACGGTCGACCAGCCCCATCGGCTGCGCTGTACAACGTGCTGACCATATCGGTTGCAAGTGCGATCGCCGTCGGCAACACCGTGGTGGGCGACACATCTGGCGCCACCGGCAAGGTGATCTACATCAGCGGCGGCACCGTGGTGGTAACTCGCCAGACTGGTGTCTTCGTCGCTGAAGAAGTTTTGAAAGTTGGCGGAACCACGGTGGGTGCAATCATCTCCATCGAGGGCACTGTTGCCGACGGGCTGACCGACGCGACCTACAAGTCCCTCGCTGCTGACGACTACCGCGCCGACATCGGCATGGTCCCCGGCTCGGGAATCATTCGCGGTGTCGCGTACTACAACGGCAACGTCTACGCTTGGCGCAACAACTCTGGCGGCACTGCGTTGGCCATGTACAAGTCAAGCTCCAGCGGCTGGGTGGCTGTCACCCTTGGCATCGAGCTGGCGTTTGACGACGGCACTACCGAGATCGCTGAGGGTGCAACCGTTGTTGGCGGATCCAGCGGCGCCACCGGTGTTGTTCGCCGCGTGTTGGTGACCGGTGGCTCATGGGGCGGCACGCCTCACGCCTCTGGTCGACTGATCTTTACCTCGGTGACTGGCACGTTCCAAGACAACGAGCACATCAACGTGGGCGGTACCAAGTACGCATTGGCCAACGGCATCAACAGCCAAATGACTTGGTCACCCAATGGCCGCGTGCAGCCCGTGGTGGCCAACTTTGGTGGCGGCCAAAACAATCGTCGCTTGTACTTCTGCGACGGCGTGAACCGCGCTTTTGAGTTCGACGGCACATACCTTGTGCCCATCGCGACGGGCATGTCACCCGATGTGCCAACGCGGATCATCGCGCACAAGCAGCATTTGTTCTTGGCCTTTGGCCACTCGCTGCAATTCTCAGCGATCGGTGACGCATATGTTTGGGATCCAGTCTCTGGCGCCGGTGAGATCGCGATGAATGATGACATCACGAATCTGATCCAGTTGCCCGGTGATCAAACCAGTGGCGCCCTCGGCGTCTACACCGACAACGACACATCGATTCTGTACGGCAGCAGCGAAGCGGACTTCAAGCTGTCGAACTTCAACACCGGCACTGGCGCATACGCCTACACCGCGCAGAACATGGACCAGACTTATGCACTGTCCGAGCGTGGTGTGATGGGCATGAGCACGACGCTGAACTTCGGCAACTTCTTGGCCAACTCGATGACGATGAACATTCGTCCATTCATTCAGGCTCGTCGCAACTTGGCGACCGCCTCAGTGGTGAACCGCGAGAAGGGTCAATACCGTTTGTTCTTCAGCGACGGTGACGGCCTGTACATGACCGTGGCCAACGGCAAATTGATTGGCTCTGCACCAGTGCAGTTCCCCGACCCTGTGCTGTGCGCATGCGAGGGCGGCAACGTCGATGGTCCAGAGGTGTCGTACTTCGGATCTGACACGGGCTATGTCTACACGCTGGACGCTGGCACATCGTTCGATGGCGCAAACATCCCCGCCAATATCACATTGGTGTACAACGCCATCAACTCGCCACGCATCTTGAAGCGTTACCGCCGCGCCAGCTTGGAGCTGACTGGCGACTCATACGCAGAGTTTTCGTTTGCATACGACTTGGGCTACCGCACACCGGAGCTCGAGCAACCTGCCGATCAGGTTTATTCAAACGACCTGCGTGCGTCCTACTGGGACTCATTCACTTGGGACAACTTCGTCTTTGATGGTCGCGACCTGTCGCCTACCGAAGTCGAGGTGACTGGCACAGCGGAGAACATCGCGATCCGCATCTCGTCAGTGTCCAATCTGTTCAAGCCATTCACGCTGAACAGCGCGATCGTTCACTACACAATGCGCCGAGGAATTCGATGAGCAACTCCTACTACAACCATTCCGCCTATCCAGCACCCAACGCACCCGGCTCCTCGGCCGCCCTGCGTAACGAGCTGGATCTCGTCACCGCTGGCTTTTCCAAGCTACCCACCTTGACTGGCAATGGCTACAAGGTGGCCATGATCAATTCCGCCGGCGACGCTCTGATTGCCTCGAGTGCGCTGCAAGCGTTGGCCATCACGGCCTCGACGATCGACAACACGGTCATCGGTGCAACCACCCGGGCAGCCGGTAGCTTCACCACAATCAGCGCCAACAGCACCGTCAACCTCGGCTCCTCGGTGACCATTGGTGGTGGCACGATCAACAACACCATCATCGGTGGCACGACCCCTGCGGCTGCGTACTTCACCACGGTGTCGGCGAACTCCGGCTTCACCGGCAACCTCACGGGTAATGTGACAGGTAACGTTACCGGCAACGTCACTGGCAACGTGACTGGCGATCTGGCCGGCAACGTCACCACCACGACAGGCACCAGCTCATTCAACAACGTGACCATCATCGGCACGTTAAACATGGACGCCGGTACCGCTGGCACGATCACCAACCTCTCGACACCCACCAACAGTGGCGACGCTGCCAACAAGGGCTATGTCGACACGCAGGACGCCCTCAAGCTCAGCTTGGCTGGTGGCACCATGTCTGGTGCGATCGCCATGGGTACGAACAAGATCACCGGCCTCGGCGATCCAACCAACCCACAGGACGCAGCGACCAAGGTCTATGTCGACAGCGTGGCCCAAGGTCTCGATGTCAAGGGCAGCGTGCGCGTGGCCACCACGGCCAACATCACCTTGTCTGGCACCCAGACTATCGACGGCGTAGCCGTGATCGCTGGGGACCGTGTTCTCGTCAAGGATCAGAGCACTACATCCGCCAACGGCGTGTATGTGGTGGCGGCTGGCGGATGGTCTCGCTCGGCTGATGCCGACACATGGGCCGAGCTGCCCGGTGCTTTCTTCTTTGTGGAAGAGGGTACGACCAACGACAACTCTGGCTGGGTGTGCACGGTCTCCGCCGGCGGTACGCTGGGCAGCACCGCGATCACCTTCGAGCAGTTCTCTGGCGCTGGCCAGATCACCGCCGGCGCCGGCCTGACAAAGACCGGCAATACCATCGATGTGGTCACCGCCTCGAGCGCCCGCATCGTGGTCAACGCCAACGACATCGACCTCGCCACCACCGGCGTGACGGCAAGCACCTACAAGTCGGTGACGGTCGACGCCTACGGTCGCGTGACCGCCGGCACGAACCCAACCACGCTGGCCGGCTATGGCATCACTGACGCCTACACCAAGACCGAGATCGACACCGCGCTGGCGCTCAAGCTGAACCTGAGTGGCGGAACCATGAGCGGCAATATCGCCATGGGCAACAACAAGGTAACTGGCTTGGCCACACCTTCTTCTGGTGGCGATGCGACCAACAAGACCTATGTGGACGGCATCTTGGGTAGCGCGACATCTGCGGCCACCTCTGCCGCCGCTGCTGCGGTCAGCGAATCCAATGCAGCCAACAGCGCCACATCGGCCTCTGGCAGCGCCTCTGCGGCTGCGACAAGCGAGACTAATGCTGCGGCCAGTGCAACGGCTGCTGCGGCCTCCTATGACTCGTTTGACGACCGCTACCTTGGTGCGAAGTCTGTGCCACCTACCGTCGACAACGATGGCGGCACGCTGATCATCGGCGCCCTGTACTTCGATACCACGCTGAACTCCATGCGCGTGTGGACGTCTGGTGGCTGGATCGCTGCTGGCTCATCGGTCAACGGCACATCGCAGCGCTACCGCTATGTGGCCACTGCCGGCCAGACAACTTTCGGCGGCGCTGATGCCGATGGCAATACGTTGGCTTATGACGCCGGCTATGTCGATGTGTACCTCAACGGCGCACGCCTCGACACCAGCGATTTCACCGCCTCAAGCGGTACAAGCATTGTGTTGGGCGCGGCTGCTGCTGCGAACGACATCATCAACATCGTTGCCTTCGGCACGTTCACTCTGGCCAACTTCTACAGCAAGACAGAGTCGGATGGTCGCTACCTGCAATTGACTGGCGGCACATTGACTGGCCCAACCACACTGACCGTTAACAGCTCGAGCGATGCACTGCGCATCACTCAGGTTGGCAGCGGCAATGCGTTGTACATCGAAGACGTTGCGACTGACTCGACACCGTTTGTGGTGAGCTCCACCGGCGTGATGGGTATCGGTACCACGACACCTGACAACGTGACGAGCGCTGGTATCGCGCTGGTGTCAAGCAACGGCTACTACCCACAGCTCATTCAGCGCAACACCACCAACGACGCAAACGCTTCGTACATCGGTCTGGAAAAGAACCGTGCAGGTGGCGTGGTTCAAAGCGGCGACATCCTCGGCAACATCGTCTTCCGTGGATTCGACGGAACGAACTACTTGCAAGGTGCTGCAATCTGGGCGGCAGTGAGTGCCACACCCGGCACGAACGACATGCCTACCGACTTGGTGTTTGGCACGACGCCTGATGGCGCGGCTGGCATCACTGAGCGCTTGCGCATTAATCAGGCGGGCAACGCAGGTTTAGGTGTTACGCCTAATGCTTGGGGCATCGGAAAAGCAATGCAAATTGCCGCTGCGTCTGGCCCATTTCAATTTGGGCAAGGTGGGCAAGGTATCTGGGGCGTAAACGCCTATTACGACACTTCTTGGAAGTATGCAGGTACTGCTCCAGCCACCTATTACCAACAACTTTCTGGTGTCCATTCGTGGAATATCGCCCCATCCGGCACAGCAGGTAACGCCATCAGTTGGACGCAGGCAATGACGCTTGATGCGTCTGGGAATTGGCTCTTGGGCACAACAAGCGTCGGCACAATGTCTGGCAATGCTGTCGCAAGAATTGCAAACACAGGCATTATTTCTAGAACAAGCAACAGCCTTGCAAGCGGTAGCTCCTTAAACCTTGTCGTGTCCAGTGGCGGCGCAAGTTTCGCTGGCTTCTTAGTTGTTGAAAATGTGGTGTTGTCAAACGCTCTGGTTAGAACGCAAACCACATATTCTGTTTTTGGTCGAGGCACGACTTTTACCGCAACAAGTATTGCTTCTGCAAACGGTGGAAGCGGCGGTGCTTCATTTACCGTCACCTGCCCAAGCACTGGCGTTATCAGCGTGACAAACACGAGCGGCAACACAACCGGCTTAAACATGAGCTTCTTCGGATCGGAGGGCTTCTAAATGTTCAAGAGTCAAATCAAGGCTGATGTAGCCGCACTCAAAGGAGCTTAATCATGTCAACCAAATTCAACTGGACCATCAACCAACTTGATCGCAACACCTCTGATGGTTTCGTCACTACAGCGCACTACAACGTGAGCGCTGTCGATGGTGACTTCAATGCATCGACCTACGGCACAGTGAGCTTCACTCAAGAAGAGGGCCAAGCAATGACCCCCTTCGCCGATCTGACTCAAGAGCAGGTGATTGGCTGGGTGCAAGACAAGCTCGGCAAAGATGTTGTCGAAGCGGCGTTGCAATCGCAGATCGATGCGCAGAAAAATCCTGTGCAACTCAGCGGCCTGCCTTGGTCTGCCGAGCAAGTATCACAATAATGAAGGAGTGAGAACATGAGCCTAGCTCGCAATCTTTCTAAGCTGGCCGCGCTGCTGAATGGCAACGGTCAGGTCACTGTCTCTGGGCTTGTGTCCGACGCCGACTTCACGATCAACGGTCTGAGGGTCGGCAAGGGTGCTGGTGGTGTAGCGACCAACACCGCTGTTGGTGCTAGTGCTTTGGCGGCTAATACGACAGGTGGCGGCAATCAGGCATTCGGCGTTTCTGCTGGTGCGGCTTTGACCACAGGTAACAACAACACAGCACTTGGTCGTTTGGCTTTGGCAACTGCCACAACTCCTGACCAAAACACAGCGGTTGGTTACGCTGCTTTGTATTTAACCACCACAGGTCAATTCAATACCGGGGTTGGTGGTGGCGCACTTCAAAACAACACCACAGCAAGCAACAACACAGCCGTGGGTTATCAGGCGGGGTATAGCAACACGACTGGCGCAATTACTGCGTTTGGCAATGCTTCTTTGTATAGAAACACAACGGGCGTTCAGAACAACGCTTTCGGTGTATTTGCACTTTATAACAACACAACGGGTAACTACAACGTTGCTGTTGGCGATAGCGCACTTGTGTCCAACACTACAGCAAGCAACAACACTGCCGTGGGCTATCAGGCGGGGTATGCCAATACTGCTGGAGTAGGAAATACTCATATTGGCTATCAAGCTGGGTACACGAATGGGGCGGGCAATAACTACAATACATTTATTGGACATCAAGCTGGGTATTACGCCGCAAGAGTAAGTGGGAATGCAGTAAATACGGCTGTCGGATATTCCGCAGGAATTTCGTTAACTAATGGTTACTACAACACATTTATCGGCCCGGCATCTGGCAATGCTATTACAACAGGAAACAACAACACCATCATTGGCGGTTTCAGCGGCAACCAAGGCGGCGTAGACATTCGCACATCAAGCAGCCACATCGTGCTGTCTGATGGGGATGGAAATCCTCGGCTGTGGTACGACGGTACCAATAATGCTTGGAGAGGTATTGCACTTCAGTCAATGTTGACTCTTGGTTCAAGCACAAACTTGAATAACCTTAAGATACCCGGCTTCTATCGAGTTGATGCGGGCGCTACAAACACCCCGACAAATAATTACTACTCGCTAATTATTTTTGGCAACGGCGACAACGTAGTTTCTCAGATCGCTGTCGAACTGGCGACAACTACTACTTACCTTCGCTCTTTCAATAGCACTTGGACATCGTGGGTTCGCCTCGACACATAAAGGAAAGCATGATGCAACACTTATATTTCAAGCCAGATGGTCAGCTATGGATCAAGTCAAAAAAGCCAGACGCAAACCTTGAGTCCAGTTTCCCAAATCCTTTGATTGTGGAAGACGACTTCGACACGATGATTGAGGACGGCTCAATCGAGGTGGAGATCGGTATGCCAGTGGCTCGCCGAGAAAAGACGCGGCAAGAAATTGATGCCGAAATTTCATACACAACGAAGCGCAAAGCTGAATACCCTCCAATCACCGACTACATTGACGGTGTAGTGAAGGGCGACCAAGCGCAAATTGATGCTTACATTGCAGCCTGCCAAGCGGTGAAGGCAAAGTATCCGAAAGGCCAACCATGATTGACTTAACACCCGAAGAACAAATCGCCAAGCACTACGCCGCTTGCATGGACAGCGTGAACCTCATCAATGGTGGCAAGCCAGAGGGCGTGACTGACGCTGAGTGGGCCGACACTGTTGCACGCAACAAAGCACACTTGCAGATCATGATTGCCAAAGACTTCTGGACAACAGAGAATCTTGAGCCGCTGCGTCTTGCTGCTGCGTAAGTATCACATTGCTGTAGGACACAAACATGATTGGCCAATTTATCGCAGTACTTTTTCTAGCGCGAGACCTTGCTCACCGTGCGCACCTGCGCACCACGGGCAAGGGCAGCTTCGCTGCGCACGAGGCGCTTGGCGACTTCTATCCGGCAGTCGTTGAATTGGCCGACACGCTTGCAGAGACCTACCAAGGTTGCGAGCTGACGCTCATCGACATCCCGCTGTTGGACAACGAGTTTCCCGGCGAGATCAAAGAGTCTATGCAGGCTCAACTCAAATGGCTCAAAGCCAATCGTTACAAGGCCGTCGAAAAAGATGAAACGCATCTGCACAACATCATCGACGAGATCATCGCCTTGTACGACCGCACCATCTTCAAATTGCATTATCTGGAGTAACGATGTTTACGGACGATCAAGGTGAACGCCACGAGACAAGAGAGGAAATGGGGATCGAGCGAAAGCTCGACCTGATCCTTGACCAGTTCAAAAAGTTCGAGGGCGCGTTCGCAAGAAACGAAGATGGGTCGATCGACTTCGATGGTCACCGCAGGTACCACGAGGCAATGATTCGTGCAGCAGAAGAGCAGGAAAAGTTCTGGCATGACCTCAAGGTCGAGATCATGAAGAAGGGGATCATCGCCGCGATCGTCATCATGCTTGGCCTGCTGTGGATCGGTGCGCAAACAAAGTTTGGCTTGAAGTGATGTGGATCCATTCACGCTCCTCATGGCAGCCCAAGGCATCGTTGCCGGGATCCGCTCGGGGTGTGAGATGTTGTCTCAGGGTCGCGCTGAGATCACCAAGCTCAAGAAGTCAGTAGAGGGTGGGGTAGCAGATGCTAAGGCGATTTATTCAGAAGTGTCGGGACTTTGGAATTGGCTTAAAGGCCTATTCGGAGGCGGCACGCCAACTCGACCAAGTGCTGCGCCAGCAGTGGTTCCCACCGAAGCCAAGCCCGCAGGAAATAAAGGCAGTGCAGGACGAAGTGGAAAAGCTCGTCAACGAGAGCCGGAGCTCTCTTACGAAGAGTACCAAACGCAAGCGATCCACCAAATCTGCGAACAGCTCAAACAGTTCTTCGAGATCCGCCGCCAGCTCATCGAGTACTGCCGGCAGCTCGAAGAGGAAAGCAAAACGACAACCGACATCGAAGGTGCAGCACTAGACAGAATTCAAATTGAAATGCAGCTCGAACAAATGACCGTACAGATTCGGGAGACCATGATCTACACACCCAAAGATATTGGGTTGCAGTCGATCTACACACGGTTCTTGAAGATGTATGACCAGATTTTGGAAGAGCGCGAGTTTGACCGAGCCTTGAAACGCAAACAGAAGATCGACGAAGAATGGCAACAAGAATACCGCCGCCAAATCAGGCTCGCCAAACTGGGGTACGCAGTGGTGGTTCTAATGGTGCTCCTCGAGATGATGGGGCTGTTTTTTCATCTATGACCGAATTCAAGTTATGGGTGATCGTGGTGACGTTGATGATCTTTTGCATCATGGGCCTGTCGTTCGCGACAGCTTACTTGGGTAAGCAACTTAGCAAAGCTGAGGCAATTATTTTGAGATTGGAAGAGAAGGAAAAAAAACGTGAAAAACCTCGTGTTGATCCTAAGCCTGATGGCAGTGATGACGGGTTGTGAGGACCGATACAGGTACTTCTGCCAAGACCCAAAAAACTTTTCAGCCAAGCGTTGTCAGAGGCCTGACTGCCTCTTCACGCAAGACTGTCCAGATTACCTTGTCGCTCCAGTGCTGGAGAAGCAAGTCCAGCAACCTGCGCCAGCCGCATCGGAGCCGATCAAATGAAAGCACTTGAAATCAAAAC